ACAATCAATGATACAAGAACTTAATAAAATTGCTATCATTCATTTATATATTTTAGGTTTAGAAGATGAGTTAGAAAATTTCACACTTTCTCTCAATAACCCATCTACACAAGCAGAGATGTTAAAGGTTGAACAAACTCAGTTGAAGGTAACATTGTATAAGGATTCTGTTGCAGACGCTGGTAATGGTTTCGGTGCAATGTCTATGACTAGAGCCAAAAAAGAAATATTAGGTATGTCTGAAGAAGAAATTAGAAATGATTTAGAACAACAGAGATTAGAAAAAGCGGCAGCAGCAGAAATGGAACAAACCGCAGAGGTTATTAAGAAAACAGGATTATTTGATAGAGTCGATAAACTATATGGTGACTTTGACGCACTATTATCAGGGGCAGGTGAAGCCGAAGCAGGTGCAGGTGGTGACGCAGGTGCCGCAGGTGGAGATATGGGAGGAGGTGCCGATATGGGTGCAACCGCAGAACCAGTAGCAGAACCAGCAGCCGCAGAACCAGCAACCACAGAATCATTTAGAAAAGACGGTAATTTACTGACTGAAGAAAAAAGAAGGAAATACGAAGAAAAAACTAAAAGATATCAAGGAATTTATTTAAGAAGATTAACTGAAAGTTTACAAAATAATGAACACGTTTACAATTTAGATTCTGTCGAGAAGGACACTGATGTACTGAATTCAAAAATTAGTGAAATGACTAAAGAGATCGATAAACTAACTAAATAAGTTTTTTTATAAAAGTTTAATATTTATTATAAAAACTAACACATGGAAAATTTTGGGAATATAAAGGACACTTTTAAACAATTAATGATTGAGTCTATAATTAATAAGGATGATAAAGGTAAAAAATTGTTTAATAAGTTTTTAAAAACTATTGGTGAAAACAAAACATTAAAAGAACAGTATTTAATCTATAGTAATTTACAAAATAGAAAATTTGACGATTCTTCTGAGGCTAAAGAATACATTAAAGAAAATATAACTTTATTAAAGTCATTGAATACGAATCATATTAAGGGTGGTAATGAGTATTTTTCTAAATTACTTAAAGGAGTAACCTTAGTTAAAGAAAACCAATTATTTTATAATGATATAGATTTTCTATTAAAAACTGATAAAAACGCATCTAACATAGATAAAATACATGAATCTATTAATAACATCACTAAAAGAATGTTAGAAAAGGATGTGGAGGAAACTGTTGTAACAGAATCTATAGGTTTACCACCGAGTATGTTGGCGAATATTTTAGCGTCTAAATTCAACTCAAAGTATTCTGAAATAAACGAAACTGAAAGAGAAATTATTAAAACAGTATTAAATGGTAATAAAGATGATAAGAAATCTTTATTCGAATCTGTTAAAAGAGAATGTATCGACAATATAGATACTAAATTAAACGAATCATCTGATATTGAAATAAAGGATAAGTTATTAAAAGTAAAAGATAAATTATTAAATACTAACTTTGATTACGAAAACTTCAATTCACAGATAGGTAAAATTTACAATTTAAAAGAATCGATAGATTAAAAATGAACCCCTCCAAAAGAGGGGTTTTTATTTATATAATTTGACTAACAACTATTTTAATAGTATAATTATAAAAACTTTAAAATAACAAAAAATGAAAAATTTTATGAATGAAATTAGGAAAAGAAATCAAATTAGATTTATTAGAAAACTATAAAACAAAAATAGGTACCGTAAATAATAAAGAATCAAAAAGTTTATATTTAAACTTATGTGCGTGGGGGGAGTTAAAAGAAGAAGATGAGAATTTTAACTACAATTTTTTCTTAAGTAATATAAGAAAAAAAATTAAACAGAAAATAAATAATACAATCAACAAAGAATTATTTCACGAAGATAAATACATTGTTGATTTAGATATGAGAACTTCAGGACTAAATGTCAATAAAAGAAGTTTTATGTCATGTGAGATAACATTATATCAAAAAAAACATTTACCCATAAATAAAATTAATATCGTAGAAAATAGTAAAAAAATAATCTACGATGTCGTAAATGAATGTTTAGAAAATAATCCAATTTTTACTTTCCATAAATCTAAAAAGTAATTTTTTACCACAGTGGTATATTTATAATAAAAGTATAACACTGTTATGGAAATTCTCAAAAAAAACGAAATAAATAAAAAAGGTATCTTAGTCGAATATGACGCAGGATACATTTCTCCAAAAGATAACAGACATTTTGTAAATGAAATGTCAAACTTAACCAAAGGTCAACCTATTATAGAAGAACCTTTGGTTGTTTATGCCGTAATGCAAAAGTATGGTGTAGAGAATAGAAATGGTAGAGTATACCCAGAAGCCATCTTAAGAAGAGAGGCTGAAAACTATCTAAAATTAATCAAAGAAAAAAGAGCGTTAGGTGAGGCGGATCATCCAGAATCTTCTATAGTTGCCGTAAGTAGAATTTCCCATAACGTAGTAGATCTATTTTGGGAGGGTAATGTACTGATGGGTAAGTTAGAAATTATTATGTCACCAGGATTTGTTAATCAAGGAATAATTTCTTGTGAAGGTGATAGAGTCGCCAATTACATAAGAAAAGGTTTAAAAATTGGAGTATCGTCAAGAGGTGTCGGTTCCTTAGAAAAAGAGGGTGGTAAGAATATTGTTCAGGATGACTTTGAGTTAATATGTTGGGACATTGTTACATCACCATCAACCCCAGGTTCTTGGATTTATAGTGAGGAACCTTCTGTCGAACAACAAATGTCAGAATCTAAAATAAAAAATAAAGATAGTCTATTAAAAGACTCTTTAAATAATTTTTTATTAGATTAATAAAAAAATAACACTTTTTAAAAGTATTGCATATTTATTAAGAAATGCAAATTAATTTGCGTTGTTTAATAATAAATAAAAACAAATAAAAAAAAGAAAAATGGCTGAAAAAAAGAAATCAATCATCGAAGAGGCTTTACTAGAAGCGAAGTCTTTAGAGGATGCCTTAAAAGCCAACACGAAAGAAATACTTGCGGCACATATGTCGAAAGAAATTGAGAGCATCGTTGAGTCGTCTTTAAAAAATAAAGATGAGAAAAAAGTTAAACCTATCTCCGAAGAAGATGACGAGATTAGTGTTGACGATGTAGAAACTAAAGGGTCCGATGATGAACAAGACGTTAAGTTAGATCTTGACGATGAAAAAAACGCTGATGAAGAAGAACCACAATTTGGTGGTGATGATTCTGATGTAAAACCTAACAATGAACCTAATGATGAAACTGAAGTTGATTTAGATTTAGACACTGACCTAGACTTAGACGCTGGTGAAGGATTTGATGACGATGAGGACGATGATGATGAAATTGGTTTAGGTTTAGAATTACCTGCTATGGGTGCGGAAGATGATGAAGAAATTTTAGACTTAACAACTGCTTCTGATGAAGAGGTTGTTAAAGTATTTAAAAAACTTTCTGACAATGACGAAGTAGAGGTAGTTAAAGATCAAGGTGGGATTCATCTTAAAGATAACGGTACGGGTGCAGAGTATTACATTAAGGAATCTATGGAAGAAAGAATGGATTCTATGAAAGAAGGTGGACAATGTTCTGAATGTGGTTCAGGTGCAATGTACGAAGATGAAGAAGGTAAGTACTGTTCTGAATGTGGTTCAGGTATGTACGAAAACGAAGATCAAATCGTATACGAAATTGAATTAGATGAACCTTCACATGATAGGGACGAATTCGAAATGAGAAATGGGTATGGTGACGCTAATATGGAAATGTATACTCCAGAAGGAAGACATGCGAGAACTAAACCAGTTGAAGGTTTTGAAGAAGGTGCTTACATTGAAGAGGATAAATTACAAAGACATTCAAGAACTAACGGTAAACAAAGATATCACGGTGCTAGATTAGCAGCAAGAGAATCGAGAACAACTACTAAACCTGTAGTTCGTAGAGAACCAACAAAAAACACAGTTTCCGAATCCAAAATAATGAGAGAATACAGAGAGTTGAAATCTAAAAACGAAGAGTATAAGAAAGCACTCAATGTATTCAAAGAAAAACTAAACGAAGTTGCGTTGTTTAACACTAACTTGGCATATGTTAATAGATTATTTACTGAGCATTCAACTACTAAGAAAGAAAAAATGGAAATTCTTAAGAGATTTGATAACGCTGAGACAATTAAAGAATCTAAAAACATCTACAAAACTATTAAAACGGAATTAGATTCTAAATCCCCTATTAATGAGTCAGTAGAAACTAAAGTTAATAAAACAATACAATCTTCAAAATCTACTAATTTGAATGAGTCTACTGCATATGTAGATCCACAAATTACAGCGATTAAAGATTTAATGAGAAGAATCTCATAAAAATAATAAAATAACGAAATTAAAATAAAAATTTAAAAAAATGGGACATTTGTTAAACTCAGGTGAAGTCGGAAATATCGGACTAGAACACCTAAAACAAATCAGATCTAAAACAATTTCTAAATGGAACAAATTAGGTTTCTTAGAAGGTTTAAAAGGTCACGTAAAAGAGAACATCGCTCAATTGTATGAAAATCAAGCGTCTGCTTTGTTGAATGAATCAACATCTTCAGACTCATCAGGTTCTTTCGAAACTGTAGTTTTTCCAATTGTGAGAAGAGTATTCTC